GATGAATGTCTGCCCAATGCTAAGGTAGATGCTGGGAAAGTCAGGATGATATCCGCTTCTTCATTGACTATGGGCATCATAACCCGCATGTTTTATGGACAGGTCCAAGACACCTTGGTTGATGATGCCAATAAGATTCGGAATGGTCGAGGCTTGGGCACCAACCCATATGGGAAAGATTGGTCAACGTTAGCACATAAGATGCTGTCAGACCTTCCCTCGGGGCCCAGTGCCGGGGTCTTGGAATACGACTTTAAAGGATATGATGGGAGCTTGTCTCCGCAGTACATGAACGCTGCGTTTGATGTCCTTGATGCCTTCATTCCCACTAACGACCCCACCGCCATCACTATGCGGACGTGGATCAGGAATAATACGTGCTTCTCTATAAGCCGTGTGGGCTCTGAGATAGTCCAGATGACAGGGTCGAACCCGTCTGGAAACTTCCTGACAACCATCCTCAACGACACGGTGCAGGACATAGCCATCCTCCTGTCAACATCCCGCCATGTTGCTACCAACCACCGTAGCCTTGTGAACATGGAGCCGTACCGTCCAGCGTCCGAGTTCGTTGATAGTGAGGAGATTTATGAGGCACAGTTCAATGTCTACGACTATGAACAATCGTATCAGATCAGTCTTTTATACGAGCTCGTGACGTACGGTGACGATGGGTTGATGTCGGTGTCATTACTTCTCCAGTATGACACCCGGTCCCTGGCGATTGCCACAAAGTCCCATGGCTTTGCGCTCACCAATGGTGACAAGACAGATCCCTACGTCTTCCCCCAGCCACCGAAACCCCTAACGGAGTGCTCGTTTTTGAAACGAGGGTTTCGACTAGATGGGACTGTGTGGAGGGCACCTCTGACCCTTGCTTCCATATACCAGAGTATGGGTTGGAAGCGCAAGGGCTCCTCAGATGAAGACAGAAGCCAGGTGTTCCCGAATGCCATGCTTGAATTTGCCCTCCATGGGAAGGAGGTATACGACTACGAGTCAACGCGCGCCTTTGATGAGTTCATGATGGAGGGACGTAACCCCGTCGCGATGAACTATGATCAGGCCATAGCTAGAGTCTCGGAGGCGGATGTTAGTATGTACTAACTTCCCCCTACGACCACCATGTCTGTAAACTGGTTGGTACCTAGTGTGCCGTAAAAACACGCGGGGGGCAATATTGCCCCCCATCCGACCCCCAAGTCATTAAACTGGTTGCTAACGCGTAAAAGACTGGGTAGTCTATAAACTACTGTAAATACCGAAAGGGACTCGCGCACCTACCTGGCTACTTTGTGCAGAGTATAAGCCGTTTTTAACACTTATGGATCATGTAAAAACTAACACCGACACCCACGCTGTCACTAAATTCGTGGAACCTGTTGAGATCGCGTCTATGAAGGCCGATTTCCATTCGGTGGAGGCAATACCCGCATCTGAGGTTGCATCCATCGCGGACTTTCTAGCACGCCCGGTGCTACAGTACAACACCTTTTGGGAAACCACTGACTTTCCCAATCATGAGCTCATACCATTGGGGGCTGGGCTCCCGAGCGACGGATTTCTGAGAACCAACCCAATGTTTGTCGACAAGTTGAAGGGCTACAATCTTGTTAAAGCCACTGTCAATTATCGAATCCAGGTGAACTCAAATCCGTTCCAACAGGGAAGGCTTCTTGCTCACTTCCTGCCCTTCCATGTGGCGGCTGGCGAAGAATACGTCAAGATGAGGAATTATAACCTCACGACTAAGACCCAGCAACCCCACGTTGAGATAGATTGCAGGTGTGGCGGGGCAGAGCTGTCTATACCCTACCTCGCGCCCACAACGCACTATGAGCTAACTGATGGTTCTAACCCCAGCTACGAGCGGGGCCGGTTGCATCTCTCAGTACTATCTCTCCTGCGCACTGGTGCCACCGGTACCCAGGACGTAGAGGTTGCGGTCTGGATATACTTCACCGATGTTGAGCTGAGAGCTCCCCTTGTGCCCCAGGCAGGAGGACCGGAGGGGAAGAGACGCGCCGCCTTTAAGGGCAAGGTGGTGGGTCAGACCAAGAAGGAAAGGGATATTATGATGGAGACGAAGGTTGTATCTCGGGGCCTGGAGGGGGGTGCGTCTATCGCTTCGTCTCTCTCAGCGATCCCCGTGTTGTCGAGCTTCATGGGACCTGCTTCCTGGGTTATGAGCACCATGGCTGGTGTTGCCGCCAGTTTTGGGTATGCTCGCCCGGATGTGAGTACGGTGCCCACTCCAGTGACTATGGTGTATGACAAGTACATGGCAACAGGAGATGGGGCTGATGTAGCCATACCTTTGGCGGTCACATCTTCTAACTCCCTGTCCATGGGCGCTTATGGTTATTGTGCCAGTGATGAGATGTCGATGTCGTATCTATTGAGCAAGGAAGCGTTCATAGGGATGTTCACGATGTACACAGACTCACCACATAACACGGCACTGTACAACATACCGCTGGAGCCATCAGCCCTGTTTGTCGGCACATCTCAGACTACAGGACCCAATACCGTCATAGTGCGGACCGGTCCACCTCTGGCCTACCTGTCTACAAAATTCCTCTACTGGAGAGGAGCGATTAGAATCAGGTTCAAGCTAGTGAAGTCTGAGATGCAGTCGGGACGCATACAGGTCTCGTTCACACCCCGGGCCCACGTCAACCCTACTGAGCCGAGCGTCTTTACAGGATCTTACTCCATGAGGGAGATTATAGATATAACTGTGGACGATGACATGACGTTTGAGCTCCCGTACATGGTTTCGACCATGTATTTGGAAGTTGGCCAATCTATGGGCACACTGGAAGTTAGAGTTCTCAATCAGTTGAGAGCTCCAGACGCTGCGGCTCCTTCCATAGACATCCTCGTCTTTGCCAGTGGGGGCAAGGACTTTGAGTTCGCCGTGCCAGCCAACGTCAAGGGGAACATAATGCCTCTTGTCCCACAGATGGATGAGTCTCTGGATACGATGGCCGAACCAACCTTGTCCGCTGCTGAGGCGTGTGTCGGAGAGAGAATCTTGTCCATCCGCCAGATGATGAGATTCACTTCGTTGAAGCGCCCTGCTAGGATAGTAGGGAATTGGTACCCATGGGGATTTGGGTATTCGACTGTCACCTCTGACCCGGGAGTCCTTAGCATTCCTGAGATGGCCAACGACTTGTACTCTTACTTTGGTTTGATGTATGCACTGCATCGAGGTGGAGTAGACGTCACTGCCGTGTGCACGGAAAGTGCTCGCCCCCAAGCCGGAGCCACTTTATCGTTTGCGGTGAAGTCTGGCGATCCGTTTTTGTCGGCGGCGACTTCAGATGACCTTATTGGTTCGTCGGCTGGCACCAAGTTCGAGGCTCTGGGTGTCAATTTCGCGACCGCCTCTCGCGCCACGGTCGTGGTTGCTGTACCATATTACAACAGGTTCCCTGTATCATTAATTGTACCTAGTAATGTCGTACCAAATGAAGCTTCTCGCCCTCGCGTCTCTGTCCAGCATTCTGTGACAGGGAGCTTATTGTTCGTTGCGAGAAGAATAAGAGAGGATTTTCAGCTCTCTTTGTTCGTAGGTTGTCCCCCCTACGTTGTAAATACTACTGAATAATGTATATATATGTGTCTTAC